CACAAGTATCTATCTAATTCAACTCTTTTTTGTTATAAATATACACAAGGAGAGAAATAATGCCTGATATTACAGCAAGAATTAATGTAAATACATCACAAGGACCACAACAGGTATCTGTTGCGTTACCCTCTGCTCAGGCGGCAGCAAATAATTCTCTACAATTGAAGTTGTTAGGAGATGTTGACACAACTGACTTAAATGATGGTGCAATATTACAATATAGGTCAAGTGACGCAAAGTTTGTAACTACAAATGAAATAGTAACTACATCCGGAACTTTGACCATAAACGCAGGAGCATTTTAGGAGTTTTAGATGGCAACAGTAATTCAGATAAAAAGAAGTTCAGCGGCAACGGCCCCAAGTACGCTGAAACTTGGTGAATTAGCATATACACATGGAACAGGTACACAAGCAAATAGTGGTGACAGATTATTTATTGGTGAGGGTGGTGTTGACGGAAACGGTGACGCAAATAATGTAACAGTAATTGGCGGTCAGTATTTTTCTGATATGTTAGACCATGTTGCTGGTACACTAACAGGAAGTTCAGCACTTACAGCAGACGCAAACTTAGCAATAGACCAAGTTATTGTTGGTAATTCTGCTACAGTAGGTGGTACAGTAAAATTAAATGAGGGAACAAATAACGGTTCAGCCTTTATAGGTTTAAAAGCTCCTAACGCAGTTACAACCACAACAACATTTACATTACCGAACGGTGATGGTTCTGCCGGACAATTCTTAAAAACAGATGGTTCAGGTAATTTAGATTTCGCAACTGTTAATCAGTTTATAGATTTAGCTGGTGATACAGGAACAGATACATACAATACTGCTGAAACACTTACCTTTGCAGGTACAGGTGGTTTAGTTCAGACTGTAACAGACAATACAGTAACAGTTACAGCAACAGCATTAACAAACGCTAACTTATCAGGTAGTGCAGCTATCTCAAATGGTAACTTAGCAAATCCTACAACTACTTTAGGTACATCTACATTAACTTTAGGTGCAGCTACAACTGACATTGCAGGTTTAACATCATTGGTAGTAGATAGTATTACAATTAATGGTGCAACAATTTCAACTGCTTCAGGTAATACTGACATTGTTTTTTCTCCTCACGGAACAGGAACAATTACAGTACCAAGTGGTTACGAAGATAGAGCAAGATTTACAACTAACTCATTAGCTAATAAAGCATATGTAGACCAAGTTGCTCAAGGACTTGACGCTAAACCGTCAACAAGAGTTGCTACTACAGCAAACTTATCGGCTACTTACGCTAACGGAACAGCAGGTGTTGGTGCAACATTAACAAACTCTGGTTCACAAGCTGCTTTTGCAGTTGACGGTGTAACGCCAACTGTTAATGATAGAGTTTTAGTTAAAGACCAAACAACAGCTGCTCAAAACGGTATCTATGTTTTATCAACTGCTGGTGATGGTTCATCAAATTGGGTTTTAACAAGAGCAACTCCTGAAGACCAACCTGCTGAATTATCGGGTGGTTCATTTGTATTCGTAGAAGAAGGTACTGCTAACGGAGATAACGGTTATGTATTTACTCACACAGGGGCTCCAACTTTTGGTACAACTGCTTTAGATGTAACACAATTTTCTGGTGCAGGTCAAATTACAGCAGGTGCAGCTTTAACTAAATCTGGTAATCAAATGGATGTTGCTGTTGACGGTTCATCTATCGAAGTAAACGCAGACGCATTAAGAGTTAAAGCATTAGGTGTTACAAACGCTATGTTAGCAGGTAGTATTGACGGTGCAAAGATAGAAAACTTTACCTTTACAGACGAAAGTTCTACACAAGGTGCAACTCAAATAGGTATTCCTATGGAGTTCTTAGCTGGCGAAGGAATAAATACAGTTGCTTCAGGACAAACACTTACAATTCAAGGCGAATTAGCAAGTACATCAAATATTGGTGTAGCTAGTTTTGCTTCAGACAATTTCACAGTATCAAGTGGTAATGTTACTGTAACAACAGTTGACGGAGGTTCATTCTAATATGAAAAAATTATGGAAAAAATTTAAAGGTCTTTTTAGTTTAGACTATCCTTTAGTTCTAAAAAAAGAAGATGAAATAGACTTAAAAAATATCAATAAGAAAACAAAAGCTGAGCTAGAAAAACTAGGCAGAAAGATTGGTATTGAGTTAGATAAAAGACAAACAAAAGATAAACTTATTAAACAGATTAAAAAAGCTTGTAAATAATGGCAACAGTAATAAAACCAAAAAGAAGTGAAGTAGCACAGTCTGTACCAGCCGCAAACTCTTTAGAAGTTGGCGAATTAGCACTTAATGTTACAGACGGTAAGTTTTATACAAAGACAAGTGCTAATGCTGTAAAAGAAGTTGGTGGTGCTGGTTCAGTAACATTACAAAGTGTTATGACAAACGGTGCAACTACAATAACAGACTTATTACTTGACCAAGGTGCAAGATTAGTTTTTGAAGGTAATCAAGGAAATGCATACGAAACTTTTTTAACAGTTGCAGAGCCAACTGCTGATAGAACAATTACATTACCAAATCAATCAGGAACGGTTGCAATGGACGGTGACGCTTTAGCGTACGGAATAGTATTCGGGGGATAATAAATGGCTAGTACATTTAAAAATGCAGGACTTGATGTTGGTGTTTTAGATACTTCAGCTGGTGATGTTTACACAGCGGGTGGTTCTACAACTGCCGTTATACATGCAATTTATATTTCTAATTTAAGTTCTACAAATGCAGCTAAAATAAATATTAAAGTTACCATAGACGGCGGTTCTACATTTAGACATGTAGGTAGAAGTTTAAATGTATCTGCTAACAACACATTAATTATGGATAAACCAATCAACTTAGAAAACAATGATAAGATTAGAATATATGCAGACCCTAATCCAGATAGTTCGTCTGTAGATGTTGAAGCTTATTTAAGTATATTGGAGATTAGTTAATGGCTGTAGTAGGACAAGTAGTACCTGAAGGACAACAATCTAAAGAGAGTTTTCACGGACTTCGTAGAACAACAGAGGGTCTTCTTTACTACGCAAAAATTGATAAAGATAATACAGACATAGTAGATTTATCTAACGGTGTTCCTAATGAATCAATACAACTACCGATTTCAGGTGGTCATGTAGATTTTGACGAAACTTTAATTAATATACAATATTATGCTGGAGATAATTCTACAACAGCTTTTTCATTAACAGTACCGGTGATTAGTGCAGATAGAATTAAAGTATATGTAAATAATATATTAATGAAAGAAGGTTTAGATTTTACATACTCATCACCAGCAGTAACATTTATAGTAAAACCACCTTCTGGAGCTCAAGTGGTTATAGGGCACATAAATAAAATAAATAAACAAAATTCAACTGACAAATATTGGCAATACTTATTTGAAGATGGTGACGCAACATATTTTATAGATAGTGACGCATATTTGGTAAAGAGAGAAAATAGGGCATACAATCCATCAGCAACAAGTGATGATTATAGTACAGCAGAGGGGTCAACTTATTCTGTAGCTGCTACTAGTTATCAGGATGCTGTTTAAGTTGTATAAATAGTATTAGTTGTTGTATAAATAATAGTAATAACAAGGTAAAAAATGGCAGATTTTAAACTAGGTAGAATTAAATTTAAATGGCGTGGCGATTGGGCTGCCTCAACAGCTTATTTGGTAGACGATATTGTAAAATATGGTGCCAATACATATGTTGTTTTAACAAATCACACATCACAATCAGCAACAGCAAATTTTTATACAGATTTATCAGCAGGTAAATACAGTTTACATACTGAAGGACTATACTTTAAAGGAAATTGGGCAGGTAGCACATTTTACAAACTAAACGACCTTGTTAAAAACGGTGCATATCAATATAGATGTAAATTACAACATACATCAGCAAGCACCTTTGCAATAGGTTCAAATTGGGAAGTATATGCTGAAGGATTACAATGGGAAGATAGTTATAGTTCAAGCACAACTTATCAAGATGGTGATGTAGTAACTTATGGTGGTTACACTTATGTTTATGTAAATGCAACACCAGCTGCTGGACAAACGCCTACAGACAATTCATATTGGGATGTCATAACAACAGGTTTCAAAGCTTTAGGTGCATATTCACATGGCACAGCTTACAAAACTGGTGATACTATTCAATACGGTGGTAACAATTATGTTGCAACTGCCAATCATTCAAGTCAATATCCAGCAAATACAAACGGTACAACAAACACATCTTACTGGACATTAAACCTTGAAGGATTTAATTACAGAGCTGCTTATAACGCAAGCACAATATACAATATTGGTGATACTGTTAGATTAACTTCATCAACTTATGTTGCAATACAAGATAGAATTGTCAATGTATCTCCAGACGCAGACGCAGCTAAATGGCAAGTAATCGCACAAGGTGACTCAGGTGCAGTATTAAGTACAAGAGGTGATATAATTAAACAAGGCGGCGCAGCTGCTCAAAGATTAGCAATTGGTCCAGTAGGTTCAGTTTTGACCACAGACGGAACAGACCCTAGTTGGTCAAATCCAGAAGGAGCAAATGTAAAATATGTTGCAAACTCTGGTTCAGACAGTAATCCAGGAACACAATTTTTACCTTACAAAACAATTTATTATGCTTTATCTCAATCATCTTCAGGTGATGTTGTTACTATTGATACAATCGCTGGCGGTACAGGCGGTACTCCATCAGTTTATGATGTTACACAAACAAGTACAACTGGTTCAGGAATAGGATTTAAAGCTAGAGTAACTACAGATGGTTCATCTACACCTACTATTTTAATTACAGACGGTGGTTCAGGTCACGCAGCTACAGATGATATTACAGTTGCAGGTTCGCAATTAGGAAGTTCGTCAGATTTAACTTTTAATGTTGTATCTGCTTCCATTGGTGATGTTGTTTATATTAAAAACGGTGTTTATAGAGAAACTTTACCTTTAAGAGTTCCTGCTGGTGTTACAGTACAAGGTGAAAGTTTAAGAGGAACAGAAATTAGACCTGGCACTAGTACAGGTCATCAAATTAAAACAATTTCAAGTATTTCAGGTGGTACAGGTGGTACTCCAGGTACTTACAATTATTTACATCAAAATTCTACAACAGGCGCAGGTAATGGTGTTGTTGTAAATGTAGTAACAGATGGTTCATCTACACCTACAGTTACAATTTATCACGGCGGTTATGGTTATGTTGGTTCTGAACAAATTACAATTAGTGGTGCTACAAAATTAGGTGGTGCAAGTAATTTAACATTTAGTGTTGCTTCATTAGAAAATAATGACGCTTCTAATATGTTCTTATGTAACAACCAAACTAACATTGTTCAAATGACAATGAAAGGTTTAACAGGAACACCAGGTGCTGGTGCAACTAGTAAAGCGGCAGTAATTTCTTTAGACCCTAGTGGTTCTATTACAACTGCTTCGCCTTATATTCAAAACTGTTCGTCTGTAAATGCTGGTGCTACCGGTATTCAAATTGATGGTCTCTTACATAGTGCAGGTAACAAATCTATTTTATGTAATGACTACACACAAATTAACTCAGACGGTAAAGGTTGTCATGCAATTGGCGGTGGTAGAGGTGAAATGGTTTCAGTCTTTACTTACTATAACGCAATTTCTTTCCAAGCAGAATCAGGAGGCTTTATTAGAGGTCTAAACTGTTCATCTGGTTATGGTGAACAAGGTGCTGTTGCAGACGGAACATTAGCTACAGAAACACCAGTTACGGTTGCAGGTCGTGGTGAGATGTTAAAATATAAAACTGCTGGATTTATTGGCGCTGCTACAGAAAGTGATGTTGCAGATACACTTTCAACCTCTGGTACACCAACAGCTGCTACAATAACAGGTGTTACTTCAGGTGCAACTGCTACAATTATCAGAGTTAATATATCATTAGATTATTTACATATTACAGGTAGAAGTGGTAACTTCCGTCAAGATGAAGTTTGTACAGTAACAAAAGATGATAGTTCAACTTATCAGTTAACTTTATCAGATGACCACGGATCCTCATTAGTTCAACAAACAGGACAAGTTGGTCCTCTTATTGCAGTTGATGGTTCAGCATTAAGTTCAGCAACTGCTATTACAGTAGGTTCAAATGTTGTCTTTGCTGGTGATACGGCAAAGTATTATAGAGTTTCAGCAGTATCAGAAACAAATACAAGTAACACAACAGCATTAATAAGATTAACAGAAAGTGTTACCTCAGGTAGAGCTATTGCAGATAATGAAGTTGGTACTATTACAACAGGTTTCTCAAATGTTCGTTTAACAGGACATGACTTCTTAAATATTGGTACAGGTGACTTTACAACTACTAACTATCCAGGTGCAGAAAGTCAACCACCTGACCAGTCAGATGAAGTTACAGAAACAAATGGTGGTCGTGTTTACTTCTCATCTACAGACCAAAACGGTGACTTTAGAGTTGGCGATTTATTCAGAATTCAACAGGCAACAGGTGTTGCGACACTAAACGCAGACGCATTTGACCTTTCAGGTTTATCTGAATTACAACTTGGTTCTATTGGTGCTGAATTAGGTGCAACAATTAACGAATTTAGTACAGATGAAACATTATCAAACGATAGTAACTCGGCAATACCAACAGAAAGAGCTATTGTAGGTTATACACAAAGAGACCAAATGGGAACAGGACATCTTGTTCCACCAACAGGTACAACAGCACAAAGACCTACTGGCGGTACTTTAAAAACTGGTGGTATCAGATATAACTCATCTCTAGTAACATGGGAAGGTTATAACGGAACACAATGGACAGGTCTAGGTGGTGGTAATCCATGGGCAACATTTACTGCTGATGGTTCAACTGCTTTAACAATAGCTGCAAATGATAGATACTTTATTAATACTACAGCGGCCGCTCAAACAGCAACATTGCCTGCTTCACCACAAGTTGGTGACCAAGTTTCAATAGTTGATTTAGCGGGAACATTTGACACAAACAATTTGACAGTTGGTAGAAACAGTTTAAAGATTATGGGATTAACGGAAGACTTAGTTATTTCAACAGAGGATGCTGGTATACAATTAGTTTACACAGGTGCAACTTATGGATGGAAACTAACATCTAACATCTAATAGAGGATAAATAAATATATGTCAAACTTAAAAGATTTTACACAAAAGAATAGAGAACACACAGGCGCTTCTGGTATTAAAGTATCAAATGACGGCTTAGGTAATGGTGATAGAGTAGACGAAAAAGGTCGTTTAAGATTTAATGATACTACAGACCTTTTAGAATATTACAATGGTACTGCTTGGAAATCTATTGACGCTCCTCCTGTTATTACAAGTTTTGCAATTGACGGTGGTTCAAATGTCACATCCGGAGTTGTAGATAACGAAGGTGGTGGTACTGTATCACTCGCAATAAATGGTTCTTTATTTGATACTACTGGTGCTACGGTAACGGCAGTAGGTGGTGGTGAAACATTAAGCACGGCATCTTTGACTAGAAATAGTACAAACTTATTAACTGCTGTATTTACAGAATCACAATTTGATATTGGTAATAGTCCTTATACTTTAAAAGTTACAAATGGTTCAGGCCTTTCTGCTGAATTAGCAGACGCCTTATCTGCTGACCAAACAGCACCCACATTTACAAATGCGGCTGACACAACTGTTTCTTTATTTGATAGTGGTAGAGGTTCTGGTATTTCAGCGGCCGCTTTATGTGGTACATCAGGTGGTACAGCACACGCAGTAACAACAGGTTCATTACCAAGTGGACTTTCAATGACTTCAGCTACAGGTGCAATTACAGGTACAGCAGACGCAGTAGGTTCAGACACAACTTCAACATTTACGGTTACAGCAACAGGTGATGACGCAACAGCAACTAGACAATTTAAAATTACGATTAAAGCCCCAAGTATAACATCTATTACTTCAACAGGTTCAGGAAGTTTTTCAGTACCAACTGGTGTAACTTCATTAAATGTAATGTTACTTGCAGGTGGTGGTTCAGGTGGAAGTTCATTAGGAAGTGGCGCCGGCGGTGGCGGTATGTTAGAGGGTACTATAACAGTATCACCAGGTTCTACTATCGCTTACAATGTGGGCGCTGGTGGTAACCAATCTCAAGCTTCTGATTATCATTCAGGTTATTATGGTGCAAATACAACATTCGGACCTATTCCAGGTCCTGGTGCAACAGCAACTGCTTTAGGTGGAGGTTACGGATGTGGCCACGGAGGTGGTTCTCCAAAAGGTTCAGGTACTCCAGGTGAACAAAATGGTGGTCAAATTAATATAGGTGGCACAGGAGGTTCCGGCGGTGGAACAGGAAGTGCAGACGGTCCACAATCACAATATAGAGGTGGTTATGGAAACCAAGGTGATAGTGGTGGATTAACAGGTTATGGAAATGACGGCGGCGCAGGCGGCGGTGGTAACTCTCAAGGTTCACATAATGGTGGCGGCGGCGGTGGTGCTGGCGGTGTAGGTGAAAACGGAGGTGTTGATGGTGCAGGTCAAGGTGGTGACGGCGGAGCAGGAAGAGTTTCAAATATAACAGGTTCTCCAGTTACATACGGAGGCGGTGGCGGAGGTTCTTACTATAATTCAGGCCCACACGGAAGTAAAGGTGTTGGTGCAGCCGGTCCAGGTGGCGGAACAGCAGGTGTTCCTTCAGGCAGGTCAAGTGCCGGTACGGCTAACAGAGGTGGCGGTTCAGGTTGTGGAGGATATCCGAGCGGCGGTGGCGGAACAGGTGGTTCTGGAATAATAGTGGTTAAAATTTAAGGATTAAAAAAAATGGCATTTAACAAATACGCAGTTGTAAAATTAGACCCGGTTGAAAGTAATTCAACAGGTGGGATAGTTGAAGAATTAGCATACATGATTGATGGCGTGGCAAGAACAGATTCCGAAATGACTCAACATTGGGTTAACAAATATGATGAATACAAATTAGTGCCTATCGAAGAGGATGACCCGGTAAAAGTAGGATGGATTTATACAGACAAGACACACGAATTTGTGGCTCCGTAAGTCTTATAAATAATATATATTATTGCAGATGATTAGTGAGGTTTTAGCATGGATACAAAAAATGATTATTGGTTATTCAATTCAATAATTTCTAAAGAAGATTGCCAAAAAATAATAGATAGAGGTTTAGAACAACTTGACCTTTCAAAAAAAGAAGGTGTTGATACTAACGCAACAACCTTTGGCGACAATCATAAGACTGATACTAGAAGTATCTCTCAAAAAGATTTAACATCTCAACAAATAAAAGAAAAACACATTAATGAAAATGATGTTTATGTAAGAGATAGTAATATATCTTGGTTAAGTGACTCATGGATTTATGATTTAATATGGCCTCATGTTTCTAAAGCAAATAATTCTGCTGGTTGGAGATATGATTTTGATTGGGCTGAACCTGCTCAGTTTACAATCTATAATAAAGACCAGTTTTATGGTTGGCATAGTGATGGACCAAATGATTATAATAATATAAAAAGAAGAGAAATACCTGGTGTGTATGATAAAACTCATTGTGATAAAGGATTACTTACACCAATAGATGAGTTGATAGGTAAAGTAAGAAAATTGTCAATTACATTAATGTTGTCCGACCCAAATGATTATGAGGGGGGAAATTTAAAATTTGATTTTGGTGCTCATAGTAAAAATAGATATAAAGAAATATCAGGTGGCCTGGTAAATCAAGGTTCCTTAATAGTTTTTCCTAGTTATAAATTTCATTGTGTAACTCCTGTTACAAAGGGCACTAGATATTCTTTAGTAATCTGGTTTAATGGAAGGCCTATGAAATGATTAATGAAACAAAAAAATACTTTGATGAAAATGGTTATGTTATTATTAGAAATTTTATCAAACCAGAGATGACTTTACTCTTATATGAATATACAAAAAGTAAAGCTCGTAGAGAAATGTTTAATGAGGCATATTATCCAGAATTATTTAATATACATTTAAATGGTAGATTTGATGACCCTCAAGCTTTAGGAGCTTATTCATTATATGGCGACCCATTAATGGATGCAGTATTACAAAATTCTACAGATTTTATATCTAAAATGATTGAAGTTGATTTAGTACCAACATATTCTTATTGGAGATTATACATTACAGGTAATGATTTAAAAAGACATAAAGATAGACCTAGTTGCGAATATTCAACAACTTTGTTTTTAGGTTATGATGTCAGTAATGTAGATGATAAAAATTATAATTGGCCTATATTCATTAAATCTTATAATGGTGAAGAAAAATCTGTATTATTAAATCCTGGAGATATGGTCATTTATAAGGGACATGACCTTGAACATTGGAGGGATAAATATGAAGGATTAAATCATGCTCAAGTCTTTTTACACTACAATAAAAAAAATGGAAAGTATGGAAATATAAATGATGGAAGAGAATTTTTAGGACTTCCTTCAACAAACTAAATGAGGTAAAACATGGATTATAAAACAACAAAAAATTTAAAAACTTATGGCGGTGAGAAATTTGACTTTGGCAGTTTAAATGATGAACATACTAAAGCAGTAAAGGAAGCTTGCGAAATTTTAACATCAAAAGGTGTTGATAAAGATATTATTAACGATTTACAGTTAAAATTTAATGTAAAAGAATTGCCAAAATATGAATTAACTAAGAGTCCTTTTTTTAATTTTTGTAAAAAAGATGATATTAGTATTTCGGAACAAGGCAATATTACAGTTAACGAAGATGGTAAAACTATGCTTTATCCTGTAGCTATTGTATGCGAAGACATTAGAAAATTAGATAAATTATTTGAAAATATTTTTAATGCTGGTATAAAAGCCGCAGACCAAATTAAAAAATAAACTTCTTAGTTTAATATTGTTATGAAAAATGTAAAAAGTATTATAGTTTTAGGTGGTGGTAGTGCAGGTTGGATGACAGCCTCTACACTTATAAAAGAATTTCCTGATAAAGAAATTACCTTAATAGAAAGTCCTAATACACCTACTGTAGGTGTTGGTGAAAGCACCATTGGTGGTATTAAATATTGGACATCTTATCTAGGTATAGATGATACTGAATTTTTTAAATATACAGACGCTACTTATAAACTAAGTATTAGATTTCAAGACTTTTACAAAAAAGGTGACGGCGGATTTCACTATCCTTTTGGTAAATCAATTTACAATAGTGATGGAGGATTTAACGACTGGATATTAAAAAAACATATCCATCCAGAAACTCATAGGTCAGATTTTGCTGATTGTTTTTTTCCACAAATGTCATTGGTAAACAACAACAAACTTTTTGACAATGAAAAAAATGAATTACCTTTTAACTTTAGAGAAAACACAGCGTATCATTTTGACGCAACAAAATTTGGTTTGTTTTTAAAAGATAGATATTGTAAACCTAGAGGTGTAAAACATGTAGTAGATGATATAAAATCAGTAGAAGTTTCTAAAAATGGCATACAATCGTTAGTTTCTGATAGTAATATGGGAGTAGGAAATCACAAATATAAGGCAGATTTATATTTTGATTGTACAGGTTTTAAATCATTATTGTTAGGTAAATCATTACAAGAAGAATTTGAATCTTATTCAGATATGTTACCTAATAACTCAGCGTGGGCAACCAGATTGCCTTATAATAATAAAAAAGAAGATATAAATTGTTATACTAATTGTACTGCCATTGAAAATGGTTGGGTATGGCAAATACCTTTATGGTCTCGTTGGGGCACAGGTTATGTTTATTCAGATAAATTCGTAGATGATGAAGCAGCCTTAAAAGAATTTAAAAATCATTTAGATGAAAAAGGTCAAGATTATAGTAATGCAGAATTTAAAAATATTAAAATGCGTGTGGGCATTCATAAAAGATTATGGGTTAAAAATGTTGTTTCTGTAGGTTTAGCAGCTGGATTTATTGAACCATTAGAAAGTAATGGACTATTTTCAGTACATGAATTTTTAATGAGATTTATTAGAAATGCACAAAGAGATATTATTACTCAATGGGATAGAGATAACTATACTTTTCAATGTAAAAAACTATTTAGAAACTTTGCAGAATTTGTAGCCATGCATTATGCAATGTCTAATAGAAATGATACAGAGTATTGGAAAGCTAATGCAAATAAAGAATGGGAGCCTGCTCTAGTAAATTTATCTCCTTTATTTAAAGAAGGATTTTTGAGTGCAGCCAATCAAAGAGATTGGCAAAGAAATTTTCCTGATGGTGGTTTACCTTGTATAGCATTTGGTATGGAATGGTATCCATTAGACGCTTCTACTATTAAATACCTTGATGGTTATAATGATGAACAATTTAAACATAAATTTAGTAATTCAGTAAATAGTTTAAATAATAGAAAAAAACAATGGGATTTAATAATAAAAGATAAACCAAGTTTTTATGATTATCATAAACAAAAATTTTATAATGATAGGAATGATTAATGAATTATGAGATAGAAAATTTTATAGGCACATTTGATAATGTTTTTGATGAACAATATTGTAAATCAATAATAAACCATTTTGAAAAATTAAATAATTTTCACAGAGTACATAAAAGAGCTGATATGACAGGACAACCTGCCATAGAACAACAAACAGATATTTATTATCCTATATCAGAAAATGATTCTACTTTTATTAGTGCTAATGAATCTTTTTTAAAAGAATTTAATTTAAAATTACAAGATTGTTATAAATTATACACAAAAAAATATCCTGTATTAGATACTATGGGTCAACATAGATTAAATTTAGATGTTAAAATACAAAAAACAATTCCAGGAGAAGGTTATCATATATGGCATTGCGAACATAATGGTGTTGCATACGGCAAAAGACTATTTTTAGTAATACTATATCTCAATGAAGTTTCTGGTGGTGAAACAGAGTTTTTATATCAACATAAAAGAGTTGCACCTAAAACAGGTAGATTAATGATTTGTCCTTCAGGTTTTACACATACACATAGGGGCAACCCTCCTTTAGAAGGACATAAATATATTTTAAATGGATGGATAGAGTTTATAGAATGAATAAAAGAAAAATAGTATATTGGGCTCCTTGGTTTGTGCCACAAGAAGAACATCATTGGAATATGTTGTTCATAGAACCTCAGAAATTGTTACTACAAACAATAAAAGATGTATCAACTACAAGTGATGATAGATTAAAAGCTATGATAAGATGTCCTGCTTTTTCCAGTATTGGTAAAAATACTTTCTTTGTTGAAAATCCTATGACTACTGAATTTGATATAACAGATGGAGAAATTAAATACAAAGGAGATAATTTTTATCATAGCACATTATCAAAAGGCAAAAGCACATTTAAATATGGATTATCTTATATATTTTTTTCTGAAGATGATTTAGAATTAATGATGACAGCTCCACACTTTTCTAAAACTGAACATACAAATTATGCTAGATTGGTTCCTGGAAAATTTAATATATCAAAATGGTTTAGACCTGTAAATTTAGAAATGTTATTATATGGTAAGTATTTTAAAATACCTGAACATGAACACATGGCGTATTTTCATTTTTTATCAGATGATAAAGTTGAATTAAAAAGATTTGAACTAAACGAAACTTTAAGAAAAATATCAGATACATGTTCTACCGTTAGTGATTGGTGGCAAAATGTTCCTTTGATTAATAGATATGATAGATTTTTAAAAACTAAAACTAATAGACTTGTGATGAAAGAAATAAAAAAACAATTGGTGGAATAAATGATAAAAATATACGATAATAAAGTACCTTTTCATATTATGCACGATATACACGAATTTGTATTAAATTCAAGGTTTTATATTAAAGGTTGGAAAGATAAAGAATCTGTTAATAAAAATTCTATATATTCAGAATGGTCAATTGATGATTTAAAATCTGTTAAATTATATTCTTACCTAGAAGAAATACCATCTGTTGATTTTAGTAAATGGTATAAAACTATGGTAAATCTAAGCCACCCTAGTGACCATTATTACACACATACTCATGGAGATAATGATTATGTTTTATTATATTATGTAAATTTAGAATGGCGTGATGAGTGGCATGGTGAAACTTTATTTTATGACCCTTTTAATTTACAAAAAATAGAGTTTGCTTCATCTTTTGTACCAGGCAGAATAATACAATTTGATGGCATACAACCTCATTCAATTAGACCACAATCAAGCGTTGGTCCTCAATATAGATTTACAATATCAAATTTTTTTAAGAAGAAATAAATGTTAGACATAAAAGAATTAACAATGCAACATCACAAAGACGCTGAACGGCAAGGCTTTGTAAAGATATTAATGTCTGGTCAAATTGACCATAAAATGTATGCAACATACTTATATAATCAAGCACAATGTTATTCCGTATTAGAAAAATATGGTTTACATAATTCTTTGTTTAGAGATACACCTAATTTACCTAGAACGGAACATATACTGTATGATTTTAATTCATTTGGTATAGAAAAACCAAAGATTACAGAAAGTACAAAAAAATATATAGACCATATAGAATCTATACAAGATGAGGCAATGAAACTATATGCTCATGTATATGTTAGACATATGGGAGATTTATCAGGTGGTCAAATGATAATGAAAAAAACACCCGGTCCTAATAGATATTATAAATTTAAACACAAAGAAGTTGGTGATTACAAGCGAATAGTTAAAGAAACAATTAACACATATTTAAATGTATATGAACATTCTGTACTTCCTGAAGCTAAGTTTTGTTTTCAAAGTGCAACTAACTTATTTAAAGAAATGAAGGAGCTACATGATTTGGGATAGATTAATTAAGTGGAAAGACGAAACTATTGAGGTATTAAATCAAGAGTTAACTGAGTACAACGAACCTGGTATGGATAGATTCAACAATGATGAATTTGGCTGGGTCAATAGAACATGGAAAAATAATTATATAAGACGAGCTCATGTAGATGTAGTTGATGTAAGAGAAACAAAAGGATTATGGATGGCTCATGTGTGTCTGTTTCCAGAATTAACAAACGGTGGACCGATTTATGGTTTTGATATCATTGCAGGTAAAAAGAAAGTGACAGGTGCCTTCCATGATTTTAGTCCTCTATTACAGAAACACCACCCATTGACAGAGTGGTTTATAGAAGAAAATAGACACTTTAAAGCAAGTAAAGAGAGAGAGTTACCAGATTGGGCAAAGGCAATTTTTAGCGGAGGAATGATTGCTGCCGGTAATGTTACAGAGGAAGACGAATTAAATCAAATTTGTACCATGGCCGTGTCCAATTTGCGTAACTATATTGACAAAATTAAAGTACATGATGGCGAGGCAAAGAGAGAAGATGTTATAAAAGCACAGAATTATTACTGTGAACATCAACAACAAAACCCCCATACACCTAGGGTTATGGAAAGATTAGGCCTTCCTGAGGCTGATATTAAGTTGTTTTGTGAAGATAATCTCTTTCCGAAGATATAATTATCCTTATAAATATACCAGAAAAGGTAAACAATTATGGCCATACCAGCAACAAGAGAAAATTTAAAACAATATGCTTTAAGAGCGTTAGGTAAGCCTGTCATTGAGATAAACGCAGATGACGACCAACTAGAAGATAGATTGGATGAGGCATTACAGTATTTCGCACAATATCACTATGACGGTATTCAAAGAGCATATTTAAAATATCAATACACAGACGCTGATAAGACTAGAATGACGGCAGATTCTTCGGAATCAGTTACTAAAAATTCTGTTACTACAACATGGAAAGAGGGTAATAACTTTATTGTTGTACCTGAAAGTGTAATATCAGTAATCAATATATTTCCGTTTTCAAACAAATCTAATATGAATTTGTTTGATGTAAGATACCAAATGAGATTAAATGACTTGTATGATTTTTCATCTACAAGTGTTATTAACTATGATGTTGTATTACGACACCTAGACTTCCTAGACCATATCTTAGTAGGTGAAAAACCTATAAGATTTAATCAACATGACAATAGACTTTATATTGACATGGATTGGACACATGATTTGCAAGTAGGTGAATATATTGTAATAGAAGCATACAGAAAAATGGACCCCACAGTACACACAGATGTGTTTAATGACATTTTTCTAAAGAGATATGTTACAGCATTATTTAAAAAACAATGGGGAGCTAACCTATCTAAGTTTGATGGTGTAGCAATGATTGGTGGAGTTACATTAAATGGAAGACAAATTTATTCAGAGGCATTATCAGACATTGAAAAGTTAGAACAAGAGATTAGAAGTACCTTTGAATTAAATCCAGCAATGATGATTGGATAGAAAATCATGGCAGTAAATCACTATTTCCAAGGCGGCAGAGGTATTGGTAATGACTCTGAAAAGAGGTTACATGAAGATATAATAATTGAAAGTCTAAAGATTTTTGGACAGGATATTTACTATCTACCTCGTACACTTGTTAATAGAGATTTAGTTTTAGGAGAAGATACATCTAGTAGATTTGACGACTCTTATCTATTAGAAATGTATTTTGAAACAACTGAAGGATTTGCTGGCGAAAATGAAATCATTAACAAGTTTGGTTTAGAAATTAGAGATGATACTACACTTGTATTATCTAAGAGAAGATTTGAAGACCATGTTGCTAGTAAGGCCACATTAACAGCAACTGGCCGTCCTAATGAGGGCGATATAGTTTTTGTACCTTTATTAAACTCTTACTTTGAAATACAATTCGTAGAAGACCAAGAACCGTTTTATCAACTTGGTAATTTACCTGTCTATAAATTAAAAGTAACTCGTTGGGAATATGCTAGTGAACAAATTAATACTGGTAATGAATTATTAGACCAAGTAGAAGACAAATACACACTAGACCAGTTACAACATAAGTTGACTTTAGAATACGGTCAAGAAGTTTTAACAGGCGCAGGTTCGATTATGTTAGAAGATTATCACGATTATTCTACAGGTCAACCGGCATTATTAATGCAAGAAACATTTGTGACTGCTAATATACAAACACAATCACCATATGCAAGTAACTTAGATTTAAATACAGAGGCAGGTTACGATACAGTTGGTGATTTATCAGATGATATATTAGACTTCACAGAAAGAAATCCATTTGGAGAGGTTGACGAATAATGTTTGGTACTCATTTTTATAACGAAGGATTAAGAAAACTAACTATTGCATTTGGTCAAATATTTAACAATGTAATAATTCAAAATACTAGTAGTACAGGTGCAATCACAAAAAGAATTAGAGTACCTTTAGCTTATGCACCAAAAGAAAAGTTTTTAGTTAGACTAGAACAACAAGCAAATCTATCACAAGATAGAGAGGTTGCCGTTACATTACCTAGAATGGGGTTTGAAATAACTGGTTTACAATATGACGCTAGTAGAAAAATTAATAAAATGCAAAAGACTATCAGAGTAAAATCTGGTGAAGATGGTAAAAAAATGGAATATAATTATGCTCCAGTACCATATAATATTAGTTTTAATTTATATTCTTTTACAGCAACTGCTGAAAATGGTTTACAAATCATAGAACAAATTTTACCATTCTTTCAACCCGAATATACAGTTACAATGAATGTTGTTCCTGAATTAGATATTAAAAGAGATATACCAATTATTTTAAATAGTGTAAATTACGAAGATACATATAATGGTGAATTTACGCAAAGACGAGCTGTAATTTATACATTAAGTTTTACTGCTAAGACATACTTATATGGACCAATGACTAACCAAGGTGTTATTAAAACTGTACAGGCTGACCTTGGTGCTGATACTGACCCTAAATTAACTAGAGATGAAAGAATTATTGTTGTTCCTAAACCTACAACTGCTGATGGTGATGATGACTTTGGATTTACAACAACTATAAGTTTCTTTGAAGACGGCAAACGATACAACCCGGTGAGTGATACAGATGAGTAAACTAGAAGATAATGTAAATGAAATTTTAGGTATAGAAAAAAAAGAAGAAAAGTTTTCTGTGGCTGAGTTTGACCAACCAGCACCAGTACCTAGAAAGATAGATGAAAGTAAAGATGATATTGATAATGATTATGTAAATAGTAGAGATAACTATTACAATCTTATTGATAAAGGTAATGAGGCAATAGAAGGCATATTAGATATTGCAAAAGAAGGCCAACACCCTAGAGCATATGAAGTTGCAGGTCAATTGATTGGTCAAGTTGCACAAACGGTGGATAAACTACAAGACTTACAGAAAAAATTAAAAGATTTAAAAGAATTACCTAAGTCAGCAAACACAAATATTAAAAATGCTTTGTTTGTAGGTTCTACCAATGAACTACAAAAAATGTTAAATAAAAAAGATGATGAGAAAGTGATAGATGGAACAACAGAAAACAAAACCGACTAACTTAAAAGCACACCAGTTTCCGATAGAATCATTTATAGGTGGATTTTATATATCAGAAAAAGTATGTGATGATTTAATTAACTTTTTTGAATCTAACCCTCAAAGACAAGAAGTAGGTCGTGTAAATAAACGCAGCCATGCTGATGTAACAGATAATCCTACTGCTGAAATTATAAAATATCAAGAAGGTGATAGATTAAGTTTAGTAGAACAAGAATCTAAAAAAAGTATTGATATGAGTTTATATCCATGGAGTGAGGATAAAAACAATGACATATTAAACAATTATTTTAACTGTTTAAATGATTGTATAAAAGAGTATGAGTTTATATATCCTCAAGCAAATGAATTAAATAATTATGGTCCTGTTGAAGGATTAAATATACAAAAATATAATCCTGGAGATGGTTTTTATGGTTGGCACCATGAAAGAGGTGGTATTGAAACATCATCAAGAGCTTTTGCCCATATGACTTATTTAAATGATGTTGAAGATGGTGGCACAGAGTTTTGGTTTCAAAAATTAACATCACCAGCTAAAAAAGGTTTAACATTAATATGGCCTTCAGATTGGACACATCATCATAGAGGTCAGGTAAGTAAGACAGATACTAAATATATAATTACAGGTTGGTTAAACTATCGTGATTAAAATATTAAAAGCAAAAAACGGTAAAAATAAAATAATACTAGAGATAGGTAGAATTCATTATATTAAATCTATGACACCTTTGCCTGAATTATTATCAGGTGAAAAGTTACAAAATCCTATTGAAGTACGACAACACTCGTATTCTTTACAACCAAGAAAAGGTGTAGGTGGTAAAAGTTATTCAGAAAAAAAATATTCAGTTTTTAGAGGCAGTCAAAGAGTACAGGCCGCTATAAAAATGGGTTACACACATATAGAAGGAGTTGTGATAAATGAGTGACGCATATCTAGGTAACCCTAATCTTAAAAAAGTTAACACACCTGTTGAGTTTACTAAAGAACAAATTTTAGAATTTCAAAAGTGTGCTGGTGACCCTATCTATTTTATGAGAAACTACATACGGATTGTTTCTCTTGATGATGGCTTAGTGCCATTTAAAATGTATCCGTTTCAAGAACATATTGTAAGGACAATCCATGACAACCGTTTCACTATTTGTAAACTACCTAGACAAAGTGGTAAATCTACAACTACTGTGTCTTATCTGCTTCACTATGCTCTTTTCAATCCTAATTCTAATATTGCTATTCTAGCAAACAAATCATCTACTGCTAGAGATATTTTAAGTAGAGTACAGTTAGCATATGAAAATCTACCAAAGTGGATGCAACAAGGAGTTATCAACTGGAACAAAGGTAACATTGAATTAGAAAACAAGTCAGTCATTGTGGCGGCTGCAACATCTTCAAGTGCTATTCGAGGTGGTTCTTACAACATTATTTTTCTTGATGAGTTTGCTTTCGTACCTGCTAATATAGCAGAAATG